TTATAAGTATTTAACTATTTCTTTCTGTGTACTAGGATATAAATGACCATATCGGTTATATACTTCAGTCGTATCGCTGTGACCTAAACGCTGAGCTATAATCATTACACTGGCCCCTAGATTAACTAACATAGATGCATGACTATGTCTTAACTCGTGTATAACGATTCTAGGGAAATTTTGTCCATTTGGTAATTGCTCATCCAACACTTTTAATGCGTTAGTAAACCAACGATCAATGGTAGACTCGCTGTAAGCTTTATAGAATGTACCAAATAATACATAATCATCTTTAAATATGTTATTCTCTTTATACCAATTTAAATAACCTTTGATGTCATCCATCATGTGAGTAGGCAAATATATATCGCGTATGGCTGATTTCGTTTTAGGGGCTGTCACTTCACCGTGATAGTCCGTTTTGTTTATATGGATAAAATCATCATCAAAGTTAATATCGCGCCATGTGAGCGCTCTGATTTCGCCTTTGCGTGCTCCAGAGTAGAACAATAGTTTAAAGAATAACTTTTGTTGTTGTGTCACTAGCGCACCATAAAATTGATTGAATTGTTCTAATGTCCAATAATTCAATCGTTTCTGTGATTCTATTTCAAAATTCCCTACAAGAGATGCAACATTTTGTTTTAACTCATGAAACTTCATTGCATGATTCAGTAATGATACTAAATATACATGCATCTTCTTTAAGTAGTCTCCAGAATGCCCCTCTTTTAACTTCTTATTCTGAAATTTCATCACATCTTGTGTAGTCATTTTAAATACATCCATAGATTTAAAATAAGGTAGCAAGTGGTTATTTGTATGTGTTTTTAATGCTTTTACACTTGATGTCTTTCGACGTGCTGAATACCAGTCTATATATTCTTCAACGAGCTTGTCAAAAGGTAATCTATTAAGGTGTCCGACTCCCTCTAATTCGTCCATCATTTCGTTACATTTCTTAACTGCGTCTTTACGTTGTTTAAACCCCTTACGTGTTATGTACTTACGAGTATTGCTCTTGTCATAGTAAGTGATACGGAAATAATAAGTACCGCGTTTAGTGTCTTTATATATGTTATGGGATAGGTTTAAGTTATGTGTCATGAGTATCGCCTTGTTTTTTTAAAATATTTTTATTGAGTAACTTTTCTTTCATAACATCGATTTTATTCATTAATTTTTGGTATTCTTTAGAGTCTATAAATTCTGCTATTTTACTTCTTCTAGTATGATTGTGTAATATTTCATGCTTAGTTGAAATTTCTTGTATATTACTTTTGAGGTCGTCAAATTGCGACAACAAGTTTAAAAAGTAGACTTCAGGATATTTTAATGAAATTTGGATTAATAAATGATAAATAAATTCAGTGAGATATAATTGTACAGGTAATTTTTTGAAATCTTCGTTTAGCAATAAATAAACACCGTGATGGTAAAATGTCATGTTCTCATTTGAGATGAATGAATACATTTGTTCTATTATACAATCTATATTTGAATCTGTATGATCATTAATAATTGTAATTAAACTAGCTACTTTAAAATAATAAGTATTTTGCTCACTAGAGGGCATATAATTAACGATAAAATCAATTAACTTGTCTTGAATATTGTTTTTCATATTCACTGATTTTATGTTTTGATAAATATCTTCGTATGAAATCTCATTTCCATATAGTAAAAAATTAATAGACACATTACCATATTCTGCAATAGCTTTTAACCTTTTGGCATTGGGGATTGACACCCCTTTTTCCCATCGACTAACTATACTATCCGAAATATATTTTTTTTCTTTTGTTAATTTTGATATTTCTTCGCCAAATTCTCTTAAATTCAATCCTTTAGCAAGTCTGATACTTTTGATGCGTAAACCAATATCTGTTTTTTTATCCATATTTTCACTTCCTATCTAATGAGAATATCTATAAAAACTTTCGTAAACCGACGTTTTTGTGTTGCTTTTAGTTTTCGTGTCTGTTATATTATACATACAGACGAGAACTTACGTCTAGGGAAGAGGTGATAATAAGTGAATAAAGTACTGGGTTATAGGAAAATGTTGAACTTCACACAACAACAAATGGCAAAAGAGCTTAAAATATCAGAACAGTCATACAGAAATAAAGAAAAAGGAAAAACGGAATTTAAGAAAGAAGAAATGTTAACTTTTAAAAACATACTTATTTCAAAGGGAATGACCAATATAACTTTAGATGATATTTTTTTTAATTAAAATCCGACGTAAAACTACGTAAAAGAGGTGCTCAAATGACAAAACTAGCTTATCCAATGTTATACATTACTAGAAAAGAAAAAGGTGACACACAAAAGAAAGTTGCTAGCAAACTTGGTATTAGTCCACAACGTTACCAGTTAAAGGAAAGTGGTAAAGCAATATTTAATTTAAATGAGTGTCAGATTCTTTCAGAAATGTATGATATGCCAATTGATGAGTTATTTTCATCAAAAATTAAAGTAGGAGAATAGGAGGCAAGGCAATGAAAATGTACTTAACTTATATCTGCTTAGTTTCATTGTTAACAATTTTATTACTAGCAATATCTAACATGTATGTTGCTTTTAGCGTTTATGCTTGGCTAATAACTTTAGGATGTAATTTAACAGGAGGATTAGAAAATGAATAATGAACAAAAAGAAGTAATAGAACACGTGGTTTATCAACTTGAGTTAAGTGTCATGAATAACTTGGAAAGTTATGAACACACAGAATATGTTAATGGTATTGAAGTGGTTTCAGAGATCAGTCGTGAAAAGCACTTAGAATTGATAATGAAATGGTGCGCACAAGAATTAAAGAATAATTTTCAATTAGAGAAAGGAGAATAAAAATGAATTGGGAAATTAAAGATTTAATGTGTGACATTGAAGTGATAAAACAAAAAATTAATGATGTAGCTACCAAACATGCTTGGTTTGTTGAAGATAGATTTGTAAAAAATGAATTAGAAACAAAACGGGAACATATTAATTTTTCTGCTAGCTATTTAGAACATCGTATACAAAATGAACATACAGTTGAGTTATTACATGTGTACTTAAAAGAATTCGGTGAACTTATACAAAAATTTCATGAAATAGAAAAAGCATCATCTGAGAACTTTGGCGAGGTATCAGATGACGCACAAAAATTAAAAATCACAGAGTAATTTAGAAATTACACATGTTTATTATAACATTTTTTACTCTGTGAATCACTAGAGGTGCAAAAAATGAATGAAATTAAATTAGAATATGACACACATGTTTCAGTGGTACATTATGAAAGTTTAGACTCACGTTCATTTAATAGCTTTTCAAAAATTAATTGGAGTAAGTTGGTTAATAAACTGTCTGTACCTATAGAAGCAAATTATAAGTATGCACGTGGTGTTGCTGTTTACGGTGATATTAAAAACGGTGCAAATGATCATGGTGAAATTATCAAAAAGCATCGCAATGACGTTAATGTCGTATACAGAGATGTGATTGTACTTGATTACGATGAAATAAATGATTTAAAGCAATTACATGAAGCAATCAGCTCAGCTTTAAGCAATGTTGCATGGTTTTGGCACACAAGTTACTCGCACAGAACTGAACAAGCTAGAATACGCCTGTATATCCCTCTAAATGAGCGAATAAGTGCAGATGATTATCGTAATTATACAAAAGTATTAGCGAATAAAATTGGCCACAAAGTTGATGAAGGTTCATATCAGCCAAGTAGATGTTTTGCGTTACCAGTTATTCAAAAAGGACACATATTTATTAAACGAGTGAATGACTGTCCGATTATGAATGTTGATATGCTCGAGCAGTGGTCAAAGGGGTATAAACAATCAAATGATAGTCCTAATATCAAAGGGTACACACGACGTGATAGTGCGTATTGGCGAGATATAGCTTTTGGTGTAAGTGAGGGAGAGCGCAATTCAACATTGGCTTCAATTACAGGTTATCTTTTGCGTAGGTATGTAGATCCAAACTTAGTTTATGGGTTAGTGAGTGCGTGGGCAAGTGTATGCAAACCACCTATTAATCAAAGTGAAGTAAACAATACTTTTAAAAGTATTTTGAAAAAAGATAGTAAATACAGTTAGAAATGGAGGTTTTTGTTTGGAAGATGTTACAAACGAAGAAGTATTTGAAATGATTGATAGCAGAACCGGTGTTTTAAATGCTAATGATTGGAAAAGTCAATTAAGGCGTTCTGCTACTACACAAGCATTGAAAAAAACGACTACAAATGCTGAAATCATATTGTGTAATGATGAGAGTTTAAAAGGGCTAGTACAATATGACGCTTTTGAAAAAGTAACCAAACTGAAACGTCTACCGTATTGGAGGTCAAAAGGGGATGCGAATTATTATTGGGCTGATATAGATACCACACATGTGATTTCACATATTGATAGATTGTATAATGTGCAGTTTAGCCGTGATCTTATTGATACTGTGATTGAAAAGGAAGCTTATCAAAATAGATTCCACCCTATTAAATCGATGATTGAATCTAAATCATGGGACGGAATCAAAAGAATTGAAACGCTCTTCATTGATTATTTAGGTGCTGAAGATAACCATTACAATAGAGAAGTTACAAAAAAATGGATGATGGGTGCAGTTGCTAGAATCTATCAGCCAGGTATTAAATATGATTCCATGATTATTTTATATGGTGGTCAAGGTGTTGGGAAATCTACGGCAGTGAGTAAATTGGGAGGTCATTGGTATAACCAAAGTATTAAAACGTTTAAAGGTGATGAGGTCTATAAGAAATTGCAGGGTTCTTGGATATGTGAAATTGAAGAACTATCGGCATTTCAAAAGTCTACTATTGAAGATATTAAGGGTTTTATAAGTGCCATTGTAGATATTTATAGAGCTTCGTATGGTAAACGCACAGAGCGTCATCCTAGACAGTGTGTGTTTGTAGGGACAACCAATAACTATGAGTTTTTAAAAGACCAAACAGGCAATCGTCGTTTTTTCCCTATTACGACAGATAAAAATAAAGCAACTAAAAGCCCATTTGACGATCTAACACCAGATGTTGTGCAACAAATGTTTGCCGAAGCTAAAGTATATTTTGATGAGAATCCGACGGATAAAGCATTGTTGCTAGATAAAGAAGCGAGTGAAATGGCTTTAAAAGTCCAAGAAGCTCATTCTGAAAAAGATGCTTTAGTTGGAGAAATAGAAGAATTTCTTGAACGTCCTATTCCGTCAGACTACTGGTATAGAACGTTAGAAGAAAAAAGAGTGTCTGCGCATGGTGTTATAGACCAAGACTATATTAAATTATATGGTGATGGTAAATTGATTGAATTACCGAATACAAAACCAGGTGCTTATGTATGGCGTGACAAGGTATGTAGCATGGAAATTTGGAAAGTGATGATGAAACGAGATGACCAACCACAACAACACCATTTAAGAAAAATTGATAAAGCGTTAAGAAATACAAATTATTGTGACATTGTGAAAAAGCAAACGCGATATGGTGAAGGTATTGGTAAGCAATATGGCTTTAGTGTAGATTTAGCTTCTTATTATCAGAAACTTAAAGTTTAGACATCTTATTTTTAGGACAGTAAGACACTTATAAGACAAGTTTAAGACACCCGCAATCCCTTGTGGCAGTATATGCCATGCTATAAGTGTCTTGGTGTCTTGATAGTTTTTAGGGTAAAGTTTTATAAAAATTATTTACACAATATACAAAATATATAAATGTAGGTCGTAAACAGTGAGACAGTGAGACAGATTAAGTGAAGCCCTTGAGGGAGTAAGTGTAAAAAGAAGTTCATAAGTGTCTTGAATTGCTATTCGAATAAGACAGTGAGGCACCTATCAAAAATTAGGAGGAAGAAAATGAATAAAAATCAATTAAAGTCAGAAATTTTAGAATATATAAAGGCGCATGCTGGTACATCATTTGTAGAAATAGAACGTGTATTTGAAGAAAATAATTTTGATTATAAAGGTGACGGCGCATATACAAGTGGTCAACATCCCAATGTTGTGTTTTGGATTGGGTGGAGTCAAGAAGCGTTTGATGTTATCGCTGAACTTAAAAAAGACAGACGTATTGAGATGGATATTTGTGAGCCAATTGTTTATATGGTTGATGGTAAAGGTTTGGATTTGCCTATTGTAAGGTCGAAAAATATTAAAACAGATCATTGGCTACCTGTCACGTTTACTATTAGTAAGAAAGAAACGGAGTGTGTCTAATATGAATGACAAAGAGAAAATTTATAATCAACTTCATCATGATGCACCAATTCAAAATATACCAGCACCCGAAAATTTATTTGTCGAATATATAGAAGCTGATGAAGTATGGTATTCACCAGTTGTATGTATGGCTTTAAGTAAAGCGCATAATATTAATTTTTATGATAGTGATGATGTGGGGTGCATTGATAAAGCAGCCACATGTAGCATTAAAAAATTTAATCCTGAGACAGGTGAGTTTGAACAATTCAGCAAAATGGCTCAAAAGGAGATAACGCAATGAACATAGAAACTGTAGTAAATGAATTTGAAACACAAGCAGGCACGTTACTAAGGTACTACACTGGATTATTAGAACATAGTAAAGTACAACCGTATTGCTTTAAGTTATACAATGATCCGTTTGATATGGTTTATGTGATGATGAACGGGAAGTTATTCGGTCATGTATATATTAAAGATTGTAAAGTAAGGCAATCATTTGAATTAGCGTCACCTAAGCACACTGAGGGGCTTATAAGAAGTATAGAAGGTCATTATGTAGGTTATGAATTACATGACGGTAAACAGCTTTCTATTAGTGATATGATGGCCAGTCAATTATTTGAAGATGAGTATTTTATGTATGGATTACAAACATATGCAGAATCAAATAATAGTGATGTGTTTGAGTACCTAGAAAATGGATTTGATACCGATACACTTGAGGGCATTCAATCGAGTAATACTGATGTGATATCGAATATTGAAATGTTGTATCAGATAGCTACGGGAATCAATGAACCAGCACCAGAGTTAGTTGAGGGGTTGAGATTAGTAACTGAGTTTGTACAAGATGAGAAGGCTGCACAAGAGGATTACACGGGGTTAGAACGTAAATTGAATGATCTAAAAGCGTCTTATTATAGTATAAGTAAATAATGTTATGAGGGAGTCGCATGTAGTATGTGACTCCTTATAAAAAAACGGCAAGGTTTGTACAAGGTATAGAAGTTTAAAATGGTAAGGTTTTCGGAAGGTGTTGGCTTTTAAAACCCAAAAGTTTCCCAAAGGTGCGCAGACTCTGAGAACAATGAAATAGGAAGGTGTACAAGGTTAAAAAAAGCGAGGTACAGAACTTTAAAATAGTAATTTTGAGGTAGAAAGAAAACAATGTTTTATACCAGGGTTGCAAAATGGTGAGAAAAGGGATAAATATGAGCAATTGAATCAAGAAGAAGTGAAAACCCCAAGCTTTTCCGTAGGTTATAAGAATAGTGCGATTTTAGATAGGTACGAAGAATTGCGTCAAGAAGGAAACTAAAGGTAAGTGGTTTTTGATATTGATAAAAGTAATAAGGTTTTAATAAGGTATAAAAAATTTAAAAAGATAATATATGTTAATGTTTGTTATTTTTGAAGAGGGCAAAAGTTTTGTTGTTCGTATTTTGTTCGTGTAAAAAACGGGAACTTAAGTTCTGTAGAAACTACTAAGTTTTACTACGGAATTTCTTTTGTTTATTGTTTTAAGAGGGATAGGGGTGATGCTGAACACCTGATATAATGCGATTTATAGCGAACATAAGTTTGATTTAGATGTGTAGAAATGGTATAATTAGAGTAAGCAAACAACAGAAAGCATGGTGAGACAATGAGTGAATTTGAAGTAAAAGAAAAGACGTACAACTTACCGAATGAACACCGCCAAGTACTCAATGTGATAAGAAATACGTCTAATAAATATATTACTAAAACAAAGCTGCTTAATCAATTGGGATATGAAGTGAATAAGGCTAACAATAGATGGTTAACACAAGTCATTACAAGCTTAATCATTAATTATCATTATCCTATCGGATATAGCTATAAAAAAGATACTAGAGGCTATTACATCATTAAAACACAAGCTGATAAGATAGAAGCTATCAAAAGTATTAAGGGCTTAATTGAGGGCAGTCAGAACCGTTTAAAAGCCCTAGAAGAAATTGAAGTGTAACATGATAACTATGAAATGAAAGAGGGTAACATAAATGAAAACAAATCATTTATTTGAAAAATATTCCGATGAAGTAAAAGGCTACAAAGAAGAAATTAATAATTTAGAATCTAAAATTGAAAATACTACAAAAACTATTGAAGATCTATCTTCCAAATATAAAGAGTATATAAAAGTTGGCAACGATAATGAGGCTGATAAGACGTTTAATAAGATTTCAAAATTAGAAGATGAGAAAGCAAAAGATAATAAAAGATTTGAAATTAAAAAGGAATTATTTAACAGTATTAAGCGCGAAAAACTCATAGACTTATTGTTGAATAGGAAGAATATTCCTGAGTTATATCAAGAGGAAGCACAAATTTTAGCGCGTGAATTAGAAGGTACAATCAAACAGTTTAATAATGTTATTGATAAAATCAACAATATGAATGAAGAATATCGAGAAGATATGTATAAGTTCGATTCCTTGATAGATCAAAATGAAATGAAAAAAGATAATTTATTTAGACAACGATATGGCGAAGTGATTGTACTTTACCTCAACAACTTTCTTATTAATACAAAATCAATTCGTTTCAATGAACACAAAAAATTGGAGGTTAAGAAATAATGCAATTTAGTAAAACATTAGAAGCAATAAACAATGCTGAATTAGATGAAAACCAACGCTTATCTATTTTAGAAGCACTTAAAGAAGATGTGAACGATGAGGAAAAAAGAAACGTAAGAGATGTTCCAACTATTTCAGATTTAGCTGATAAAGTAAATATTAGAAAAAACAAATAGACAAAAGCCAAGCCTTAATTGGTTTGGCTTTATTAAGTAGTGGGGTGGATAAATGAAACTGAGTAAATCTAAGAACGTTTTATATTATCGTAATGTCGACAATAAACTATCTGAGTATCAACTATTAACGCAATTTAACCCAGCATTTATTAATAAAAAAATTAAGATGTGTGAATTCCAAATTGAAAGTATGTACCATATGAGTGCGTCGACCACAACATGTGATGAAATAATGGGGGTCGTGTCTGTCTCATATCCGATTGAAAAATTAGTTATCAAAATTATTGAAACAAAAGCAGGGTTACAAAACTATAAAAATAGATCTATAAATAATATGGCGTTGTTGAAAAAGGTACTAAATCATTATACAGAAAAAGAGCAGAAGCAAGTTGTAAAATATATGCGTTCAAATGGACGATATAAGCCCTACAACGTCATTGAACGCTTACAAGTTGATTTGTATCAAGCAAGTATTAAACAACGTTCAGAACGTCAAAAACAAAGAAATACAGCAATTGAAAACAGTAAGATTGCACGAGTAAATGAATATCACCAATCTTCATATGTAAAAGTGGTGTAACAATGGATAAAAAGCAAATAAAAGGCTTCGTGTGTGATTATCATAAGCGAACTAGAAGTGATGTATTAATAGATGATGATATAAATACTGATGAATTCTTTTCAATAGGTGATGAAAATTCTAATGAATGGATGACAGACGATAATGTTGATGATCATATTATAAAGAATCACTTAGAAATGATTGTTGACCGAGTAGCTAATGATAAAGAGTTTTATATTTTCGATTCTTTAATACAAGGACGTAGTTATCAAGATATTAGTAGTGTCTTAGATTGTTCTGAACAATCTGTAAGATTATGGTATGAAACCTTATTAGATAAAATTGTGGAGGTGATAGAATGAGTGAGTTAACGGCAAAGCAAGCGCGTTTTGTGAATGAGTATATAAGAACACTTAATGTGACACAAAGTGCCATAAAAGCAGGTTATAGCGCAAATAGTGCACATGTGACAGGGTGTAGGTTATTAAAGAAGCCACACATCAAGCAATATATACAAGAACAAAAAGATAAGATTATAGATGAGAATGTATTAACTGCAAAAGAGTTACTACATGTGCTTACGAATGCGGCAGTCGGTGACGAAACAGAAACGAAAGAAGTTGTGGTCAAGCGTGGGGAATATAAAGAGAATCCACAAAGTGGCAAAGTACAGTTAGTCTATAATGAACATGTTGAACTGATAGAGGTGCCAATTAAGCCAAGTGATCGTTTAAAAGCTCGTGATATGTTGGGTAAATACCATAAGTTATTTACAGATAAGCATGATATCAACGGGGATGTTCCTATATTCATTAACATTGGTGAATGGGACGGAGACGATGAGGAATTAGATAAAACTGTAAAAGATGTATCTAACGCTAATCCTAACCATACTGTGATTGTGGATGATATACCGTTAGAGGATTGAAGAAAATGAAGCTATGCTATTTATAAATTAATACTAATTAGTTTGATACCATAGCTTATTTACTGAGAAAGTAGACTTAAATGTAACAACACCAGTGTTTATTGATAATATTGGTGGGTTTGAGGAGTAGCAATAAAATAAAGGAGGTAATTGTGTAAAATATCTCTTTTTGTTATTTCTTATTTATTTACAACCGATAAAATTAAATGTATTATATATATAACGATCTAGCCATAACTCTATTCGGGTTATGGCTACTTTTATAGGGGTAAATTTATGAAGCCATTTGAAAGTCATAATAAACAATTGAAAATTCTAAGAAGAAGAGGAATGGAAGTACCGAGTAGTGCTAAAAGAGATTTAGAAAATGAAAATTATTATAATATCATAAATGGTTATAAAGATTTATTTTTAGAACTAGATGTTAATGGTAATTTTTTGGTTCCTGATAAATATAAGCAAGGTACTCATTTTAAAGAAGTCTTTTCTTTATACAAACTAGATAGAAAATTTAGGAATGTTTTATTAGAGTATTTGTTAGTATTTGAAACTCATATTAAATCAAGAATTTCATATTATTTTAGCGAAAAATATAGAGAACCACATTCATATTTATACTTTAAAAATTATTCATCTGACACAAGTAAGACAGATAGCATCGTGAAAATGGTTGCTACATTTAGCTCGGTTATGAGTAATAGAAAAAATAAACCATTAAAACATTATATTAATACTCATAATGGAGTGCCACTATGGATATTGGTGAATTATTTAACTTTAGGTAATGTTTCAAAAATGTATTCCAATTTGGATGATGATCTTCGATTGGAAGTTGCTAAAGACTATAAAAGGAAATTGGAAAGAGATTATAAAACACGTGTTCAAATAACTCCATCAGATGTAGACAGTATACTACAACAAGCACATATGTTTCGTAACGTGTGTGCGCATGAAGAAAGATTGTATGATTATAAAATAGACAGGGCTAAAAGTAGAGCTAATATATTCGCCAATTATAACAAAATATACGATAAAGAATACGTTCCTACAATGAATGGTAGTTATGTATTCGATTTGTTGATTTCACTATGTCTATTTTTGAATAAACATGATTACATAAAATTGATGAAAAATATGGATAAACTAATAAGTAATTATTCACATTCTTTCTATACAATTACTATAGATGACCTATATACAAAAATGAATTTTCCAGATCAAACAAAAATACTGGATATGTTATAAAAGATATTTTTTAATGTCACTTACGAGTGGCGTTTTTTTACGCTGAGAAACGCCCTGTGTTGCAGTAAACGATGAGTGTGTATATAGAAATAGATAAAGTATAGATATAGATTTAGATATTATAAATTAATATTTGAGATGCTGCCTCTTTAAAAAAAGACAAGTTACATTAAAAGTAACCTGTCTTTATCTATAACTAGTTTATAGTTATTTTATCTATGTCTTTCTTGTATAACATATAATTCTTATGCTCAGTAAAATCTTGTCCAACTATTCCAGAGATTTTAGGATCTTTTTGGTCTTTACTATGAATGGTTACTTTATCACCATCTTTAATGATTTTCTGTCCTTTTAATTTGTTAGTTAAATTCTTCCATGTATTATTAGCATCAATTCTTTCGTTGAAATTACTAATATTTACTTTTTTGATATTAATAGTAGTTAAACTTTCAATATCTATATTTTGTTTCGAAAAATCTCCATTAGAGTTCCCATTTGCTGAAATTTTATTTTCGCTACCATTTTTCAATTTATAATTAACATCTATTGTTTCATTTTCATTTCCATCAATTATATTAGCCTCTTTCAAAGCATCTCTTACATTTTTCCACAACTGTCCGTCTGTTGTTTCAGCAGCTTTTGCAACGTTATTAATACCATTATAATTTGAAGAAGAATGAAAACCTGAACCTACTGTTGTTAAAACTAATGCACTTGCTATCAATGTTTTTGTTAATAGTTTTTTATTCATTTTATTTTCTCCTATAACTTATTTGCAATCGATTACAAAGTAAATTTACAATAATTATTTAAGTAAATCAATTAAATAATTATTAACAAATCTATAATATTTTATCATTAAAATATAATAATTTTGAGCTAGAAATATTCGTCATTTATGCTATAATCTTTTTAGACACAGCAATGTGTTCAAATTTTCATCTATTCGTAAGTTAACCTTCGGGCTGACTTTTTATTTCCATTATTCACATGTTAATCTTGTTGTTATTTAGGCAGGTACTTCGGTACTTGCCTATTATTATATCTCTATACGATAGGAATCGACTATATGACTTACTAAGTTTTATAGCAAATTAGACAATTAACACATAAGGCATTTAATATTGAGTTGTTATAGTAGTTGTATAATATATAGCTAGTTCCTTATAACAGCAAAAAAATAATTTTGACTATAAGATTAAATATAAGAATATAAAATTAACAGTAGAAACCAATTTTAGAATTTGAAAAATTGAATGCATTAATTATAAGAGTGTGAATATATATACAATGTTATTAATTCAAGATGCTTAGAAATCCTCTGTTTCTCCTTGAGAAAGAGTTTTGTATATAAGTTCAGATGAAGTATAGTTAATTAATTTTCAAAGCATAACTTAATTCTTAGAAATAACGTGAAATCATTAAATATAATTAATTTTCTTTTAATATTTTTTTAATTGAATATTTAAGATTATAACATATATTTAAAGTGTATCTAGATACTTTTTGGGAATGTTGGATGAAGGAGATAAAAATGAATAAGAGTCGATTTATTTCATGCGTAATTTTGATATTCGCACTTATACTAGTTCTTTTTACACCCAACGTATTAGCAGAGAGCCAACCAGACCCTACGCCAGATGAGTTGCACAAATCAAGTGAGTTTACTGGTACGATGGGTAATATGAAATATTTATATGATGATCATTATGTATCAGCAACTAAAGTTATGTCTGTAGATAAATTTTTGGCACATGATTTAATTTATAACATTAGTGATAAAAAACTAAAAAATTATGACAAAGTGAAAACAGAGTTATTAAATGAAGATTTAGCAAAGAAGTACAAAGATGAAGTAGTTGATGTGTATGGATCAAATTACTATGTAAACTGCTATTTTTCATCCAAAGATAATGTAGGTAAAGTTACAGGTGGTAAAACTTGTATGTATGGAGGAATAACAAAACATGAAGGAAACCACTTTGATAATGGGAACTTACAAAATGTACTTATAAGAGTTTATGAAAATAAAAGAAACACAATTTCTTTTGAAGTGCAAACTGATAAGAAAAGTGTAACAGCTCAAGAACTAGACATAAAAGCTAGGAATTTTTTAATTAATAAAAAAAATTTGTATGAGTTTAACAGTTCACCATATGAAACAGGATATATAAAATTTATTGAAAATAACGGCAATACTTTTTGGTATGATATGATGCCTGCACCAGGCGATAAGTTTGACCAATCTAAATATTTAATGATGTACAACGACAATAAAACGGTTGATTCTAAAAGTGTGAAGATAGAAGTCCACCTTACAACAAAGAATGGATAATGTTAATCCGATTTTGATATAAAAAGTGAAAGTATTAGATATATTCGAAAGGTAAGTACTTCGGTGCTTGCCTTTTTAGGATGCATATATATAGATTAAACCGCACTTCTATATTAATAGAAAGTGCGGTTATTTATACAGTGAATCTAAACTATAATAATTGGAATCATCTTTTTGAAATTTCGACATCTAGATGAAATTGTGTTGAACCAACAGTTTTATTATCTTTGTAAATTTTTAAGAAGCTTTCTGGAAGACCGTATCCTGTGTAAAATAAATCATACGAGAAATTAGAACCATCATTCATATGAAATACTACACTCCCCTTATCGAAACCGCTATAAAATTTTGAAGAAGTGCCGTATTCTTTACCTTTACCAGTATCATTGTGTCCATAAATATTAAATTCATCTTGCAAGTATTTTCTTAGTTTGACATCTATTTCTTGTGCGGTAACCATTTTTTTATCTGTAGAAACACTTTTAGTTGTAACTGTTTGATGCTTGCCATTGATAATTAAATTTATAGGTATTATTCTTGGCGAATCTAATTTATTGTTTTCTGCTTTAGTAACACCACCATATATAGTACGAGAGTTAGAACCATATTTATAGCTTATACCAAAAACATCGACATTTTTCCCTTTAGATCACTAGTTATATATTCATTGTCAAATTCAGCATACAATGTATCATTTTTATACGAGTATTCTAAGCGGTGTGATTCTGGTGAATTTTTGTCTTTAACATTCTTTAAATTCACATATTCATATTTAGTATAAAAATTTCTTAGGTTTCCTGTACCTACATCGCCGTTAGATAAGACTGTATGATTAGAAGAAAAAATAAATAAAGTAATAACAATTACAAATAATAATCTTTTTTTCATATTAGGCACTTCCTTTTCATTATATTTATAATAACATTATAAATATAAGTTGAATAATAAATTTTAGGAAATTCATAAAAAATACAAAAGGTTATAAAGGAAGAGTTATAGAAAAATATGTATCATCCCACACGTTGCAGGCAGTGAATACGTATTTGAATACGTTAATTATGAGGTGATGTTGGGTGCACAAATTTATATAGTTTTATCAATTTTAACATTTTACACACAACTGATTAGTCAATTTAAACGTTGATATGACAATGCTTATAGCGAGTTATACATGAATAGATAAACGCTTTAATGAACTCCCGCCGTCTCCATATTTGTAGCCTACAACCTTTGTGGATGTGGGCTTTTTTATATGTTTTTTATCTATTCTTGTGAGGAAGGTTAAATTAGCTGTGTACGTTGATATGATAGTATTTGCTTAGGTTCAAATTTTCATGAATGAAAAATTAATACTTGTGTACATATAAGATTTTGCGTTAAGGGTTGAAAGAATATGTGTCAAATAAGTGTCAAAAAAGTTGAGCTTAGAGTTTTAATATTGTTCATAAAAAAATTCTTTATATAAGATAATTCTTCATTCAAAACAACAAAAAAGAGTAGGCGAGCTACTCTTTTTTGTTGTATTTAACAATTAAATTAGTGTGTCATTATGAGTGTAGGTAAGCTAATTTATAATGACAATAATAATTACAAAGATTATAACGCTGTATGCGAGCATTCATAAATTTATACTTCATCTAAACTACTGTGGTCGTCATCTTTTTGCTTTTCTTTTTCTTTCTCTCGTTCTTGTTCTTTTTTGTACTCTTCTTCAAATTCTTTTTCTTTCTTTTCTACTTCTTCTCTTGTTTCCGCTCTATGAGAAAAATCCTCGGTTTTAAGTTTACTAAATTTGAATGATTTAGAATCAACTGTTTTATCTTCTGAGTATTTATGGACATTTAAATTAATATTTCCATCACCTCTTAACTCATAGATAAACATGGCTTGTGCAGTTTTGCCTTTTTTAATTTGATCTTGGTTATGTTCTGTCCAATCTTTATATTTTTTATCACTTAAAAGATAACCATCTCTTAATTTATTTACTGTATTTTTATCATCTTGAGTGATATTAATATAGTCATGAGAAATAGAAGATGGATTTAAATCTTTATCGTCTTTTTTAGCAGTAATTTCCATTTTAAAAGCGATATATTTCTTTTTCTCATCTTTTTCATTGATGATAAACGGTTCTTTTATTTTAGCTTCAAATTTGTCACTAACAATAGTATCGCCTTTAATTTTTATATCCATATTTTTTTGCTTTTAAATTCTTTAAGTTCTTCATTTAATTCTTCATTGTCATTTTCTTTCTTTTTGTGACTAGTGCTCTCTTTTTTTGCACTATCTTGATGATGTCCACAAGCACCTAAGATAAGTGTACTTGCTAATAATATCCCCATTACTTTTTTCATTTAACATGTCTCCTTTATTTCGCAAAAATTTATTTTAAAAACTCTAAATGACTTATCATTTTGAGTAATTAAACAAAGTTGATATTTTGTGAGATTCTAAGATGATATTAAATAATTCTTGTAATAATGATTCTATGTATTGTTGCAATAAATTAATGAAACTATAATTACTAATATTATATTACTTTTATTGATAGAAATATATTACTTTTTTAAAAAACTTGTAATATATCGAAAGATTTAAATGTAAAATTTTGATTTGTTAAGAAATTACGTTTGTAAAAATAAAAAAATCAACTTATTTGTATGAGATAAATATGTATTGAAGAAGAAGTGTTATTAATTTGGAAAATACTGGTCAAAGATGGGAGCTCTTAAAAGCGTTATTGTATTTTTTAGTCAATACAAATAGATTGCCGTAATAATAATCGTACTTGATGGTTAAAAAGTTACTTAAGGCTATAAAGCAAAACTTTTTATATGAGCAGTCGAATATAACGTTTAAAATGATTGTTTTTGGATATAAGCGATTAAGTAAAATGCTTTTTCAGTTTGAAATTAATCATATAAATTTCTTATGGGAAGGTTGATATCTTAATGATTAATATTATTTCAGCTATAGGATCTATTGGAACATTTATTATGGCTTTATTTTATTTTGTATCAGTTTCAGTTCAACTTTATCAAATGAAAATTAGCTTTCTGCCAGCTTTAGGTTTTAACCAAATTTTATTAGAAAGGGAGGAGGATCAACTTAATATAATGAATTCGGCAACAGAAGAGCATCATCATAAAGATTATATTAAACTATTTAATTTAGGTGGCGGTGCTGCTAAAAAAATTGCAATAGAGGTTTTATTGGGTAATGATAAAGTCATTCAGAAAAAATACGTGAATATTTTACCTAGTAAAGAAGGGTACATGTTACCAATTAATAAAAATGTGTACGAAGAATTAGAAAGAACGATTGAGAATAATGGTTATGAAGCTGATTTGAATGTACGTATGACTTATTATCATAATGTAAGTCGCAAACAACAGGAAGTTATATTAAAAGGTCAAATCGACCGTTTTAATACTTATAATAATAAAGAAATTTATGATTTGCAGTTTATCTAAAAATTGATTTAAGAGGGTAGTTGTTTATTGCGAAAAATATCATTCAATTTTAATGAAATAATGGCGTCATTACTATAAAATATTACTTTATGTTGTAATGCATTTTTCTATAAGATAGAACTAAAAGGAGGGGCAAAGATGCAAATTAGACAAATACATCAACATGACTTTGCTCAAGTTGACCAGTTAATTAGAACGGCATTTGAAAATAGTGAACATGGTTATGGTAATGAATCAGAGCTAGTTGACCAAATTCGTCTAAGTGATACGTATGACAATAACTTAGAAATAGTAGCTGTTCTTCAAAACGAAGTTGTAGGGCACGGTTTACTAAGTGAAGTTTATCTTGATAACGGAGCACAACGGGAAATTGGATTAGTGTTAGCACCTGTATCTGTTGATATTCATCATCAAAATAAAGGTATTGGGAAGCGATTGATTCAAGCATTAGAACGAGAAGCAATATTAAAAGGATATAATTTTATCAGTGTATTAGGATGGCCGACGTATTATGCCAATCTAGGATATCAACGCGCAAGTATGTACGACATTTATCCACCATATGATGGTATACCAGACGAAGCGTTTTTAATTAAAGAATTAAAAGTGAACAGTTTAGCGGGAAAAACAGGTACCATAAATTACACATCTGCTTTTGAAAAAATATGATTTCAAGCTAGGATTACATTAGGTAGAGTTCATATTAATAATAAAAAATGTTTGCAATCAAATCGTACGTTGTCGTTTGTAATTCTTAAAATAGCAATAAATAAAATGTTTGTTAGTAAAGTATTATTGTGGATAATAAAATATCGATACAAATTAATTGCTATAATGCAATTTTAGTGTATAATTCCATTAACAGAGATTAAATATATCTTTAAAGGGTATATAGTTAATATAAAATGACTTTTTAAAAAGAGGGAATAAAATGAATATGAAGAAAAAAGAAAAACACGCAATTCGGAAAAAATCGATTGGCGTGGCTTCAGTGCTTGTAGGTACGTTAATCGGTTTTGGACTACTCAGCAGTAAAGAAGCAGATGCAAGTGAAAATAGTGTTACGCAATCTGATAGCGCAAGTAACGAAAGCAAAAGTAATGATTCAAGTAGCGTTAGTGCTGCACCTAAAACAGACGACACAAACGTGAGTGATACTAAAACATCGTCAAACACTAATAATGGCGAAACGAGTGTGGCGCAAAATCCAGCACAACAGGAAACGACACAATCATCATTAACAAATGCAACTACGGAAGAAACTCCGGTAACTGGTGAAGCTACTACGGCAACGAATCAAGCTAATACACCGGCAACAACTCAATCAAGCAATACAAATGCAGAGGAATTAGTGAATCAAACAAGTAATGAAACGACTTCTAATGATACTAATACAGTATCATCTGTAAATTCACCTCAAAATTCTACAAATGCGGAAAATGTTTCAACAACGCAAGATACTTCAACTGAAGCAACACATTCAAACAATGAATCAGCTCCACAGAGTACAGATGCAAGTAATAAAGATTTAGTTAATCAAGCGGTTAATACAAGTGCGCCTAGAATGAGAGCATTTAGTTTAGCGGCAGTAGCTGCAGATGCACCTGCAGCTGGCACAGATATTACGAATCAGTTGACAGATGTTAAAGTTACTATTGACTCTGGTACGACTGTGTATCCGCACCAAGCAGGTTATGTCAAACTGAATTATGGTTTTTCAGTGCCTAATTCTGCTGTTAAAGGTGACACATTCAAAATAACTGTACCTAAAGAATTAAACTTAAATGGTGTAACTTCAACTGCTAAAGTGCCACCAATTATGGCTGGAGATCAAGTATTGGCAAATGGTGTAATCGATAGTGATGGTAATGTTATTTATACATTTACAGACTATGTTGATAATAAAAACGATGTTAAAGCAACTTTGACCATGCCCGCTTATATTGATCCAGAAAATGTAACGAAAACAGGTAATGTAACATTGACAACTGGCATAGGTAGTACAACAGCAAACAAAACAGTATTAGTAGATTATGAAAAATATGGTAAGTTTTATAACTTATCTATTAAAGGTACAATTGACCAAATCGATAAAACAAATAATACGTATCGTCAGACAATTTATGTCAATCCAAGTGGAGATAACGTTATTGCGCCGGTTTTAACAGGTAATTTAAAACCAAATACGGATAGTAATGCATTAATAGATCAGCAAAATACAAGTATTAAAGTATATAAAGTAGATAATGCAGCTGATTTATCTGAAAGTTACTTTGTAAATCCAGAAAACTTTGAGGATGTCACTAATAGTGTGAATATTACATTCCCAAATCCAAATCAATATAAAGTAGAGTTTAATACGCCTGATGATCAAATTACAACACCGTATATTGTAGTTGTTAATGGTCATATTGATCCGAATAGCAAAGGTGATTTAGCTTTACGTTCAACTTTATATGGGTATAACTCGAATATAATTTGGCGCTCTATGTCATGGGACAACGAAGTAGCATTTAATAACGGATCAGGTTCTGGTGACGGTATCGATAAACCTGTTGTCCCTGAACAACCTGATGAGCCTGGTGAAATTGAACCAATTCCAGAGGATTCAGATTCTGACCCAGGTTCAGATAGCGGTTCAGATTCGGGTAGTGATTCTAATTCAGATAGCGGTTCAGATTCAGCGAGTGATTCAGATTCAGCAAGTGATTCAGATTCAGCAAGCGATTCAGATTCAGCAAGTGATTCCGACTCAGCGAGCGATTCAGATTCAGCAAGTGATTCAGATTCAGCAAGCGATTCAGATTCAGCAAGTGATTCCGACTCAGCGAGCGATTCAGACTCAGATAGTGACTCAGATTCAGCAAGCGATTCAGATTCAGCAAGTGATTCCGACTCAGCGAGCGATTCAGACTCAGATAGTGACTCAGATTCCGATAGCGATTCCGATAGCGATTCCGACTCAGATAGCGACTCAGATTCAGACAGCGATTCAGACTCAGACAGCGATTCAGACTCAGACAGTGACTCAGATTCCGATAGCGATTCCGATAGCGATTCCGACTCAGATAGCGATTCCGACTCAGATAGCGATTCCGACTCAGATAGCGACTCAGATTCAGACAACGATTCTGACTCAGACAGCGATTCTGACTCAGACAGTGACTCAGATTCCGATAGCGATTCCGACTCAGATAGCGACTCAGATTCAGACAGCGATTCTGACTCAGACAGCGATTCCGACTCAGACAGTGACTCAGATTCCGATAGCGATTCCGACTCAGACAGTGACTCAGATTCCGATAGCGATTCTGACTCAGACAGTGACTCAGATTCCGATAGCGATTCAGATTCAGACAGTGATTCCGACTCAGATAGCGATTCCGACTCAGATAGCGATTCCGACTCAGACAGTGACTCGGATTCAGACAGCGATTCCGACTCAGACAGTGACTCGGATTCCGACAGTGATTCCGACTCAGACAGTGACTCAGATTCCGATAGTGACTCGGATTCAGCGAGTGATTCAGACTCAGATAGTGACTCCGATTCATCAAGTGATTCCGACTCAGAAAGTGATTCAAATAGCGATTCCGAGTCAGGTTCAAACAATAATGTAGTTCCGCCTAATTCACCTAAAAATGGTACTAATGCTTCTAATAAAAATGAGGCTAAAGATAGTAAAGAACCATTACCAGATACAGGTTCTGAAGATGAAGCGAATTCGTCACTAATTTGGGGATTATTAGCATCATTAGGTTCATTACTACTTTTCAGAAGAAAAAAAGAAAATAAAGATAAGAAATAAGTAATAATAATATTAAATTAATCATATGATTCATGAAGAAGTCACCTTAAAAGGTGGCTTTTTTACTTGGATTTTCCAAATATATTGTTTGAATATAATTAATAATTAATTCATCAACAGTTAATTATTTTAAAAAGGTAGATGTTATATAATTTGGCTTGGCGAAAAAATAGGGTGTAAGGTAGGTTGTTAATTAGGGAAAATTAAGGAGAAAATACAGTTGAAAAATAAATTGCTAGTTTTATCATTGGGAGCATTATGTGTATCACAAATTTGGGAAAGCAATCGTGCGAGTGCAGTGGTTTCTGGGGAGGAGAATCCATATGTATCTGAGTCGTTGAAACTAATAGATTATAAAAACAATAAACAATATACCGCAGAAGCTTATAAGAAAAGTTTAGAAGATTTAATCGATACATTACCACAAATTGGTAATGTTAAGTATGATGAACCTGAATTTAAAGAAACAGTAAAAAAATATCAGCAACGGTTTATGGCGGAAGATGATGCACTAAAAAAATATTTTGGTGAAGAAAGATTATTGAAACAAACTACTGTAAATAATGGTTTGAATTCTAACATACTAGGAATGACGCAAGGTAGATATGAGCTCATATATGAAGGATTAAAGAATCAAAGTACTGAGTTTTTGAAGGAAATTGAACAAGTGAAAAATAATAATCCTCAGTTAAAAGATTTTTCATGGGAAGAACAAAATAAGGCTGATATTGAATTAAATACTTTAGAAAATAAAGCTCTAATGGTAGGAGCTACTTATTTTAATGAACACAGAGATGAAGTAGAAGATTTATATAATAAATTAGATATGATTCTTGGTTATGAAGAAGATGAGCGAAAATCTAAAAAGCCTATAAATAATAGAATGTTGGAACGAACTAAAGAAGATTTAGAAACTATAATTAGTGAATTCTTCAGAGATATAAAAAAGGAAAGGCCAAAAGATATTCCTATGCTGACAGCAGATAAAAATCATAATCAAACTATGGCATTACGATTAAAAGCAGATACAGAAGAAGCTAAAACAAATACCGCTAAGAGAAGTAAAAGAAGTTTAAATACTCAAAATTACAAATCTGCATCTCAAGAAGTAACTGCAGAACAAAAAGCAGAATACGAAAGAAAAGCTGAAGAAAGAAAAGAAAAGTTTTTAACTAAACAAAAAAATAAAAATAACACACCAGTTGTATCGTTAGAATATGACGAAGACGACAACGAAAACGACAAGCAACTTGTGGTTTCTGCGCCATCAAAGAAACCAACAACACCGACTACATATACTGAAACAACGACTCAGGTACCAATGCCTACAGTTGAGCGTCAAACTCAGCAACAAATCGTTTACAAAAAACCAAAACCATTAGCTGGATTAAATGGTGAAAGTCATGATTTCACAACAACGCATCAATCACCAACAACTTCAAATCACACGCATAATAATGTTGTTGAATTTGAAGAAACGTCTGCTTTACCTGGTAGAAAATCAGGATCACTGGTTGGTATAAGTCAAATTGATTCTTCTCATCTAACTGAACGTGAGAAGCGTGTAATTAAGCGTGAACACGTTAGAGAAGCTCAAAAGTTAGTTGATAATTATAAAGATACACATAGTTATAAAGACCGATTAAATGCACAACAAAAAGTAAATACTTTAAGTGAAGGTCATCAAAAACGTTTTAATAAACAAATCAATAAAGTATATAATGGCAAATAATTAATGCATGGCTGCAAAGCAAATAATGAGTTTGCCGTATAAATAACAATATTTTAAACTAGCAATAAATAATATCAAAGTCATCATTTCAATGATGCAATCTAGTATAGTCCACATTCTAAACAGGTGTGGACTATTACTTTTTTCACTTTATATTACGAAAAAATTATTATGCTTAACTATCAATATCAATAATTAATTTTAAGCTGAAAAACAATAAAAATGTTAAGACAACGTTTACTTCAAGTTAATTATTATACTGAAAATTCTGGTATATAATGCTGTTAGTGAATATAACAGGGAAATTATATTGGTTATAATATTGAGTCTATATAAAGGAGAAATAACAGATGAAAAAGAAATTATTAGTTTTAACTATGAGCACGCTATTTGCTACACAACTTATCAATTCAAATCACGCTAAAGCATCAGTGACAGATAGTGTTGACAAAAAATTTGTAGTTCCAGAATCAGGAATTAATAAAATTATTCCAGCTTACGATGAATTTAAGAATTCGCCAAAAGTAAATGTTAGTAATTTAACTGACAATAAAAACTTTGTAGTTTCTGAAGACAAATTGAATAAGATTGTAGATTCATCGGCAGCTAGTAAAATTGTAGATAAAAACTTTGCCGTACCAGAATCAAAGTTAGGAAACATTGTACCAGAGTACAAAGAAATCAATAATCGCGTGAATGTAGCAACAAACAATCCAGCTTCACAACAAGTTGATAAGCATTTTGTTGCTAAAGGCCCAGAAGTAAATAGATTTATTACGCAAAACAAAGTAAACCACCACTTCATTACTACGCAAACCCACTACAAGAAAGTTATTACTTCATACAAATCAACACATGTACATAAACATGTAAATCATGCAAAGGATTCTATTAATAAACACTTTATTGTTAAACCATCAGAATCGCCTAGATATACACATCCATCTCAATCTTTAATTATCAAGCATCATTTTGCAGTTCCTGGATATCACGCGCATAAATTTGTAACACCTGGGCATGCTAGCATTAAAATTAATCACTTTTGTGTTGTGCCACAAATAAATAGTTTCAAGGTAATTCCACCATATGGTCACAATTCACATCGTATGCATGTACCAAGTTTCCAAAATAACACAACAGCAACACATCAAAATGCTAAAGTAAATAAAGCATATGACTATAAATACTTCTATTCTTATAAAGTAGTTAAAGGTGTGAAGAAATATTTCTCATTTTCACAATCAAATGGTTATAAAATTGGGAAACCATCATTAAATATCAAAAATGTAAATTATCAATATGCTGTTCCAAGTTATAGCCCTACACACTACGTTCCTGAATTTAAGGGTAGCTTACCAGCACCACGAGTATAAAAATTGGCACTAAGTTTACGAGATATGATAAATACCTATTATTTTAAATATAGTCTACAATCTATGTGGTTGTAGGCTGTATTTTTTGCAGTTTATCAATAAACACCCATCAACAAATTATACCGTTTTTCTACTTTGAAAGTTGGAAGTAACATAATCTTAAATAAATATATTATTAATTAAGATAAATATAAGACTCAAGATTATTGTTAATAGTTTGTTCATCGCAAGTTAATTATTGTTTCTAAAATATTGGTATATAATTTTCAATGGCGAAGAAAACAGGGTGAAAAAGTCGGTTTTACAATCAAAGCAAATAAGGGAGCATAAATAAATGAAAAGGAAAGTACTAGTACTAACAATGGGTGTAATTTGTGCAACTCAATTATGGCATTCTAATCACGCAAACGCATTAGTGACAGAGAGTGTTGAAACTAATTTTGTTGTAAAAGATTCGGATAATAAAAATATTTTACAAACCCATACTGAAATTACTACTGAGGAGAAATTTTCAGTAGTAGAAAAGAGTCAATTAAATACACTAAAATCACTATCTAATGACAACTACATAGAATATGATTTACATACTAATCAAACAGGCATTAAAAAAGGTTGGTTATATGGTTATAGTGAAATTGACTCATCACATTTCACAGACCGTGACAAACGCGTTATTAGACGTGATCATGTTAAAGAAGCACAAAGCTTAATTAACGATTATAAAGATACACAAAGCTATGAAGATCTCGCTAAGGCAACTGCAAAAGTAAGTACACTTAGTCAGTCTCACCAAAATTATTTAAATAAACAAATTGATAAAGTGAATAATAAAATAGAGAAAACTGAAAAACGCTAATCCAAAGTAAATTATAAGTTATACATCTCGTTTTTAAATGACAATTTATCCCCGTAAATATTATAAATAATCTTTTCAAATTCCACATAGATATAGAGACACTAATAAACCTCTTTGTCTCGATATGATAGTCTGCAACGATTCATGTTGTAGGCTTTTTAATTTTACAAATAAGGCTAAATATATAAGTTCTGACACCTAAAATATAGAAAATACATAAAAGTAAGTATAGTTATTTTATTATAATTATTAAATTTTTATTAATTAATTGTAAAAATATAGAATTATAATTAATTAACGTTTAATATTAAAATTAACTAAAAAGAAAGAGGTGTTAGTTATGACAGAATACTTATTAAGTGCTGGCATATGTATGGCAATTGTTTCAATATTACTTATAGGGATGGCTATCAGTAATGTTTCGAAAGGGCAATACGCAAAGAGGTTTTTCTTTTTCGCTACTAGTTGCTTAGTGTTAACTTTAGTTGTAGTTTCAAGTCTAAGTAGCTCAGCAAATGCATCACAAACAGATAACGGCGTAAATAGAAGTGGTTATGAAGATCCAACAGTATATAGTGCAACTTCAACTAAAAAATTACATAAAGAACCTGCGACATTAATTAAAGCGATTGATGGTGATACGGTTAAATTAATGTACAAAGGTCAACCAATGACATTTAGACTATTATTGGTTGATACACCTGAAACAAAGCATCCTAAAAAAGGTGTAGAGAAATATGGCCCTGAAGCAAGTGCATTTACGAAAAAAATGGTAGAAAATGCAAAGAAAATTGAAGTCGAGTTTGACAAAGGTCAAAGAACTGATAAATATGGACGTGGCTTAGCGTATATTTATGCTGATGGAAAAATGGTAAACGAAGCTTTAGTTCGTCAAGGCTTGGCTAAAGTTGCTTATGTTTATAAACCTAACAATACACATGAACAACTTTTAAGAAAAAGTGAAGCACAAGCCAAAAAAGAGAAATTAAATATTTGGAGCGAAGACAACGCTGATTCAGGTCAATAATGCTCATTGTAAAAGTGTCACTGCTGCTAGTGGCACTTTTATAATTTTTAGATCACGATATGATTTATTATCAATTCAGAATTAAAAAAGTAAATAGTATCAAAAGCAAGTGTATTTAATATTAGAAAATAAAAATTTTAAAATTAGTATTAAAATGGAATATTACTATATAGTTCAATGTGTATTATCACAGAAAATAAAATAATGCTTTACTTCTATATTTAAAAGTGTATAATGAAAGTTAAGTAATAAAGAGCGTGAAGAAAAATGTGAGTTATTTATATAGAATATTCTCCTTTTCATTTATGAATTTGTTACAAAATATTTAGTGCAAAAGCACGACGGAGGTATTCAATATGAATAACGGTACAGTTAAATGGTTTAATGCAGAAAAAGGTTTTGGTTTCATCGAAAGAGAAGATGGTAGCGACGTATTCGTACACTTCTCAGCAATCGCTGAAGATGGATACAAATCATTAGAAGAAGGCCAAAAAGTTGAATTCGACATCGTTGAAGGCGACCGTGGCGAGCAAGCTGCAAACGTAGTTAAAATGTAATTTTAACTTATTCAAACAGTCCTTATTATAGGGCTGTTTTTTTATGCTTTAAATCGATAACAGTTGGTGTGGTAAAAGCACTAGCCGTTATTTTTTTGTCCAATAAATTTAGGTGGAGATTTAACAATATATAATGGTTCTAAAATAGATCGAACTGATGGAAAAGTTTTTTACTTTTCATCTGTCCGACTTTTGATTTTGAATATAAAAAAGCGCCAATACAGAACTTTAATAATGACGAGAATTAAAGTCTGTATATGGCGATAACAAGAAGTAATGTTAAACACTCAAAATGTTTAACAATAATAGGATACCACATCGCATAATATCTTACTACTTAATTAATAATTTAACTAATCAACTTTTTGTTAATTTTTTATTAAGACTGATTAATTATTGAGAATATTTATTGTTTTTAAAATCTCATAATAATTCAGTAATCTTGTTTTCATTTAAAAGGCGAAACATTAAAATAATTAAATAAAAATATTACGTTTAATTTACAGCGTCAAATATACTTATTTCTAATGCTTTGGGGTCTACTGAAACAAGTAAAGAATGATCGATGTTACTAATATTGCCATTCTCCAAATTTATTTCTGTGAGTATTTGGAAGCTACCATTAGGCAACGGTTTAACAATAGACAATTGCTTTTCCGCTTGTTGTATTAAAAAAGGTTTTGTAGATTGATTATTAATATGCCATTCACTCATGTATGTTTTTCACTCCTGCTTTAATATAGGGTTAAAAAGTTTATAGTTGAGACATTCATGTTCAACCAAAATTTTGTTCAAATTCAATAAATGTCTTGTTTAAAATAGAAATATTGTAAATGTTATCGTCCAAAACTTCACCAGTTAAGTATTTGTTTTGAATTAAAATTTGGCAGTTAGTTAAGAAGTCTTGATAATCACGATCGCAAAAATAGTTTTCACGTGCATCTTTAGCATCGCCAAAAAAGTTAGCGACTGTTTCTGTTTCTCCCTTATTCGAACGTTCAATATATAATTTGTAAAATTTAGCTATTGTATACTTTTGTTCTTTAGTTAGTTCATTCAAAATATTGGGCCTCCTGAATTATCATTTGTAATCTATACCCAATTTATTGCAAAACACAAACTAATTTAACTATTTGATGAAACTGTGTTAATAAGCTTTAACAAGCCTTAGTTTGTATGGATCTATAAAATTATCTTTAATTGCATAGGGTGAAATAATATGTAGTCCGTAACTTTTAACTGATTTTTCACTTACACCAAATTTATAAGCTTGGTAGATAATTTTAGTACAATACGTAAATTTTTTGCTGTTCAAATTTAATGTAACTAGATAACGATGATTTGTATTTTCATAGTTTTTCTTAACCCATTCAGCCGCTTTTTTACCTGCACCAGGATAGCTGCAACGATAAACTTTCATCCAATCATTTTTGCCACTTGCATAATTATATTTAAAAGATTCGAAGGATTGTGTAGTTGGTTTGTCGCCAGGCCCCTCAATTTGTAAAATCGTTTTATCATCAATCGCGATACTACAATGACCAAAAAATCCCCACATGACAGGGCCTTTTGTAACAATAATATCACCAGGTTGTAATTGGAATTTGTCATCTTGAATTTCTGAATACTTATTATCTGCAATTGTTTTTGGTGAGTTTATTGGGGATACGACAACGAATAATATAAGTAAAATTATCGTTCGTTTAATATAGTTCACTTAAAAGCTCCTTGTTGAAGAAATATATGTAAATAGTCTTAAATTAGAATTGTAATCTTTAATAAGCTTGTAAGACTAAAACATATCTTAAATATTAAAGTATGAGAGTGTGAAATGTCTATTAAGAATAAAAAACAGTCTGAAACATCATTGAGACGTTTCAGACTGGATATAAAATGAATTTCATTTATAGCACACCAAATATAAATGTGTATATTAATATAGCGAATCCAAAAATATAGAGAATGACAGTGAAACTTAAATAGGACTCTTTTTTAGATTCTTTGCCAGTTTTTTTCATTAATACGAGTATAAACGTAGCGGCAACTAAGAAAATTAATGCTAGCCAAAACAGAATTGCAAAATGTAAAGACATGTGAAACCCTCCTTATATACCGTAATTATTAACCTATAAAACTATAAAAAATAGGATAAATGTAATAGAGAACGAGTACGATATTTATAAAAAATAATATTTCACTTAACCAGTTTTTAGTTATCATTGCAATGGTAAAGGATACGATGAGTATCACACCACAAATGATAATACCAGGCAGGAGCCAACATAAATCATCTAAATCTTTATTATATGTGATTAAAATATTAAAGATAACAAAAGTGGTAGTAATAACTATATTGATAGCATTTAACAAAATGTTATTCATGACTGACACCTACTAGTATAAAAATAGCTTCTTAATAAATATGATAACACTATTTTTCAATAGGTAAATAAAAAGTATAGTTATTTTTAAAATATTATTTGCAGAATGCTAAAGTTTATTAATTCAAACAAGTGAGCATATATAGGGGTGTATTGTATTAATATGAAAAGAATATTTACATACTAAAAACTTTTAAAGTTGTATAATTCGTTAATGTTTTTAGAATCAGATATCAAAAAAATGTGCAAAATCACTTTTGCACATTTACAAATACTAGTTTTCTGATAAGATTAATAATAACACTTTAAATAGCGCTTAATAAATGAAGGGGGCAAGTCTTATGACGTTTTACAATTTCATCATGGGTTTTCAAAATGATAACACACCATTTGGTATATTGGCCGAACACGTTAGTGAAGATAAAGCATTCCCTCGATTAGAAGAAAGACACCAAGTAATTAGAGCATATGTGATGTCTAATTACACAGATCATCAATTAATTGAAACTACAAATAGAGCTATTAGCTTATATATGGCAAATTAATTTGAGTAGTACCAATTATGATGTATTAGTGCATCCCAAATATCTTTTGTTTTAAAGTTTATTTCATCATTTCTTATCGAAAATGGTGTAATAATGTCTTTATCTAACCAAGTGTTGATAAGTTCATTTGGTACACCATCTAACAACATTTCACTTTTACTAATTATAAAACATTCCCAGTCAAGTGAAACATTTTGTGGATTCACATAATTACATTGATTATGATTATCCAT